CCTGTAAAACTCCCATTTTTCGCATCCCCCTTAAATGCTCAATAAATGGCGGGAGCATTACGCCCCCGCCTTATAAAATCAGTTGCCAAGCTGTGCCGGGTCGGTGAACGCATTCAGCACTTCCACATTCGTGAAGCTGAATCCGACCTCTTCCTCAAGCCACTCCGCATCAGCATCAAGCATAGCGACCGGGACTTTGGACAGCTTGCAGTTATACAGTGCCACCGTCTGCGTACCAACGGAAGAACTCGGGTCATCGTTGGTAATCTGCATGGTGAAGTACGGCAGTCTCCCCGTCTTCAGATAAGTCTGAAGCATATCGAGGAAAAGCGGCGTGCCGTAATAAATAGTCATTGTGCCAGTTAGCGCAACGCCCGTGGTCTTTTTCTGCACAAGCGTGGTTCCGATAACTTTAAAATCGGATTCCTGAAATTCGCCGTCAGCATTGATTTTCTTTGCGCCGAACAGTTCTTTGTTGCGCCCGTCAACGGTCAGAAAAGCCTTGCCGCTTTTACCGTTCAGTGCATCCCGCTCAAGTAAAAATGCCATGTCTTACCCCCTTACTCAACCGTTACGCCGTTGACGCTGACCGTTACGAGCATATACACCTTCTCGATACTGTCGACCGGAGTGATAGCCACGTTCACGAGGACAGAATCAATGCTTGCGCCCGGCAGGACTTCCACATCTTCAGCCGTGAAGTTCTGGATTCCGTTATTGCCCTGCATCTCGTTCAGATAGCCGATAATCCATGCCCGGAGAAGCGCCCTTCCATCCTCGTTGTTATCCACTTTGCCGAGGAAGTAGTTGGAGAAATGCTCGTATACATCGTTGCAGAACTGCATGATGACACGCATGACCCTGTTCTTTTTGAACTCTGCGCCCTTTGTCGGGGTAACGGTGGTCAGGCTGTCCACATCGGAACAGACCTTAACGGTTCCGAAGTCATCGGTGAACACGATCTGACCAGCCGCAATAGCCGCCGCCACATCATCATCCGTCAGCTTCGGGTTCGCCGCTGTTGCAGTCGGATACTGTGCGTAGGTCAGGGACTGGTAATACTGCGCCCCTGCTTCTGCTCCCGCAAGCCACCAAACAGCTTCCTTGTCCGTCAGCGCAGTGCCGTCAGACAGCACAACGCCGTTCCGGGCAGAAATGACATACTCGGTATTCTGTCCGGGGTGGTTGCCAATCACAAGCTGACACTTTTTCCCGATGTTCTCGTTCATGCGCTTTACAAAAGCCGCATACGCATCGACTACCGTAGCATCAGAGCCGTCATACGCAAGGATGTCAAAGCGGTACGGCTCGATAGCGGTCAGGAAAGCCGCATCATTTGCCGCAGCAGTAGCCGGGTCAGCACCGCCCACAAGGGCAGAACCTGCGCTCGCCGTAAGCGCGCCAGAACCGCTGAATGTCACCCACGCATTATCCGCAAGGTCTGCGACCGTCTGACCATACTGCGTATCGACCACATAGCCGTCAACGATTGTCTGCACATCGAAGTATCCCGCATTATCCGGGTCAGCGATGACCGCAACGGAAATGTCGTTGCCCCTTGTGCCGACATAAACGGCAGTTGCAACCAGATTGCTGATGGTGACAGATGCCTGAGAACCGCCAGTGCCACCTCGTCTGTACACCAAAATCTTGATAGGCGCAGTCGTGACATCCGTTCCCCTCATCATCTCACGAAGGAACGACGCCTGTGCCGTAGAGATGTCATAGCCGATGTACGGAGTTACATCCGTGCCGGGTGTAATCTCCATGACGGTTGCCGTTGCCCCCCATGATAAATTCTGAGCAATGGCTACAATGCCACGCTGTCCGATGTTTGCGCTGACATTCGGCTGGCTCTTCACGTTGATGTAAACGCCGGGTAAAACTTTGTTATACCCGGAAAAAACACCACCTGCCATGCGTTATTCTCCTTTCTTCAGAACGGCATCAAGTGCCGCTTTTGCATCTTCTACGGTGTACTCAGGCTTCGTAAGGATGACCCGTGCGAAATCCTTCTGATACCCCGCAAGTGCTTTTGACTTAAGTAACTTTTCCGTTCTGTAAACGGTTTCCATCTTTGATTTCGACATCCGTTTCCTCCAAAACCTGCATCGGGATTTCCACCCGGTTGAGTGCCACCCGCTGAGTTACACGCAGGTGATAATGCAGTTCCATGTCCTCAATATCGTAGGTGCGGTCATGCGTATGCAACGGCACCGTCTCCGACCCGTCTTTATAGGACACCGTGTCAAGCAGTTCATCGAGCATTTCTGCAACGCCGTACAACTCCATGTTTGCATCAGCGCTGTTACGCTCCTGCACGTAAACCACATCGAGTTCAATGTCCCGTTTTGCCCGCCCGGACAACTGGTCGGATATGCCGCTTGTAGGTACGACAAAGACGAAAAAGCAGGGGTATTCCGTCCCCTGCTGATTCGGGCTTGCATATACCGGGCAATACGGATATGCGGTCTTCAACTGCGCCGCAATGCTTTGGATAATGTTTTCGATGGTAAATGTCATGACAACAGCTTTTCCACCTCTCTGTCAAGGATTTCGTTTACCGCCGCCCGGTATTCCTTCCGGGCTTTATCGGTGATATACAGCCCCTTGACATAGCTTGTCTTAGTGCCGACCATAATACCGCCGTCATCACCGTCAGCCGCCCTTTCAAGCATCCCGCCGTTGATAATCAACCCCGGTACGAAGTGCTTGTCCATGCGGTGCCCCTTGTCAACGTAAGACGCATACTGTTGATTGTTCGCCAGTACCGTCCTGCCGTTGACCGGGTGCGTTTCCGAGTCCGTTACCCACGCCTGAGCCATTGCCCCGGTGCGCATATTAGTGCCTTTCAGCCCGCCCGTGTTGGGCGGGGTGTTCTTTACCGCAACCTCAACAGCCCTGCGGGTTGCTCCCGCCGCCGTGCGTTCGATGATAAGCGGGACATCTTTCTGCGCTTTCTGAAGTTCCTTTAGCCGCCGCTGTATGCTCGACCCGAAAACAGCCATTGCATCACCTCACGATATTATCGGCGTGTATGCCGACTTCCTGATGTTCAAGCCCGGTCGCCGCACCGCCTACGGGGTCATAGTAGTAAACGGGCTGAGATGCGATATACCGGGTTGTCCGGGTATGCCCCATCACAGCCCCACGGGTGACGATAATCTCATCGCCCGCCTGTATATCCACATCAATGCCGCAAGCCAGTTTTTCGTCTGCCCGTGTAGTCGCCGCACCATCCCGCAGATTGATTGTGTTTTTAGCGGGGGCGTATACCCGGCACGGCACAGCGGAAAGCACCTGAGTGCGTTCCTGCCGTGTCAGCCCGCCAGCTGTGGCGTTTTCTACTCGGTATACATCCATCAGGTCAGTAAACCACCCTGCAAGCTGATACATACAGACCCCCCTTTAGATGGCATAAGTCCCGGCAATGCCTATCATGCGTGCCATTGTCGCAAGCTGAGTGCCGTACTTCGTGAGATTCCAAGCACCCCACTTTTCCGTCCCTGCATTGGTAGCCGCATTGTCATAGCCGATAGATGTATCACCCATCGTGGCGGTTTTTACCGTTCCCACGTTCGCCGCATTGCCCGCAGTCGCCCCCGGGGTTGACCCGTCTGCGTAGGTCTGCAATCTCAGAGCGCAAAGGTGCGCCGTGAACAGCCCCGCCGCAAGCCGCCAGTCCGTTCCCCACCGGGAAGGAATGACAGACGCATTTGCCGAGTCAATCATCATTTGCATGATGGATTCCGGGAGCATAGGGGTGTATTCCCCTTCCCCGGAGCAATTCCCTACCTTCCGGGTAAAGAACTCCGGGAAATCCTGCAGAAACAGTGCAAGCGTATAATCCCCCTGTTCCCCCGGGGCGGGGATATTAGCCGCAACCCGTCTCACCCCTGCGAACAGCGGCACCATCGGATTTGCGGGTACTCCGTTGAAAGGATACATATTGCCCCCTTACTTTTTCCTGCGTGTTTTGGGCTTCTCTGCGCCCGTCTGAGCCGTTTCAGCGGCTTCGGTGGTATTTCCCTCAGCCTTGATCGCATCGGGTCTTAAATCGGCTTCTGCGGCTTTCAGTGCCGCATCTGCATCCGCTTCATACAGTGCCTTGTCCGCATGACCCGCCGGGGCGGTAATCCACCCGGAATCAATGGCGTTCTGAATCAGCGGGTGCGCCGCCACCTCAAACGGAATTTCCCCGATGAAGTCTTTTGCGATTCTGTACACAGTGCCATCCGCAAGGCGCAGTTTGAAATTTCTCTTCGATACGATAAACATTTGCATCCCCCTTTTATCCACGAAAAAGGGGCGGTTTCCCGCCCCGTTCCCGTTATGCTTTTTTAGATACCGTCAACGTACACGATGGGCTGAGTGTAGAAAACCTCAACCTCGGACACGTTGCCCGCATAAGCGGTGTCGTAGCTGAACCGCTCTGCGTTGGGCGTGGTCATTGCCCGGGTCAGCGGGACAAGTTCGTCCATAGCGATGTATCTTTCTTTGTTGCAGTACACCACCATGCGGTCTGCATTGCCTGCGCCCGCCGCCTTGCACCATGCAGTCGCACCGATGTACAGGTCAGAGCCGTTCTGCTTCGCCACGTTGTTTTCAAGCAGGAAGGTCAGGATGGTCTTTTCTGCAAGCTGACCGATGCGGGTGGTGGCGATGTAGTTGTACTGCTCATACGGCATGATGATGTGATTCGGGATAGCATCGAGGTCATATCCTGCCGCCGCCCACGCATCAAGGATAGCGGTATTGATGATGTCGAGAATATCATCCGGGGAAGTCGCATTTGCGAACGTGGTGGATGCGGAAGTCACGGTGACATCTGCGTTGTTGATAAGACCAGTGGTGCCGTACCGGGCGAAGCCAACGTAGGTGTTCTCGTCCATGTGCTTGTCGTAGGTCATACGCAGACCGTCACGGAGCAGGGTGTCGAGATTTCTCCCGGTCATGTTGCCCCTCTGCATATCCACCCAAAAGATTCGGGTTCCTGCGCTGATGATGTGGGTCTTCCAAAGGTCTTTCCCGAAGTTCGCCTGTACAAGCGGGATGCCGTCCACGCTTGCCGCCTGAATCAGATTGTCCCCGGAACCCCCGGTAATGCCGTAGCCGACATTCATTGCGCTGACATACTCAGCCCATCCACCGCCGACACGAATCGGGATGTCACGGGTGTACGTGAAAGAGGTCAGCGGGGTTCTGACAAGCATATCCCGCTTTTCCAGTTCGCCAGTCAGGAAAGCCTGTCCGCTTGCGATGCCAGCCGCATCCATTGCGAAAGGCTTGGAGCCGCCCTGCATGGTGTTTAAATCATAAGTACCGACATTCTGAAAGTTTGCCATAGTCTCATTCTCCTCTCGTCAATCAGGCGTGCAGGGTATCAAGGATTCTGATTTCTGCAACGCCGTTTGCGTCTGCGCCGCCCTTCCATTTCACGTTGGTCAGCTTCACGGAATTGGTGGAATCTGCCGCCGCTTCAAAACCGCCGACCGGGCTGTTGGGCTTGCTTGCGTTTGCGGTGATTCGCAGGTACACATCACCATCGACCGCCGGGGTGCCGTTGGTGCAGATGACGTTCACGCAACCCCTCTTGATAACCGGGACTGCATCGTACTGTACATAGCCGCCCTCGTTCTGATTGAGGTAGTCGGTGGCGTTCTTCACTTCACGGATTGCAACGCCGACAAACGCCGCCGCCGCATCGCCAGTCGCCGCAGTTCTTACAGCGCCCGCAGTGCCGAACACAACACCTGCGCCGAAAGCAATAGTGCCAGCCGCCGGGTGCGTGTCGATGATGGTATCAGGCTGACGGGAGAAAGAACCCGCATAGCCGTGGAACATAGATTTTCCGATAACCTGATTCTGCATAATCAGTTCTCCTTTCTGATGTGCGGGTTGCAAGCGTCATACAGCTTCTGCACCGCATCAATGTCACAAGTAGGATTCTTCTTGTTGGCGGCGTTCTTTGCCACCGTCTCTGCGACCTTTGCCGCATCGTTGGTCGCCGGGGTCTGCACGAATGACATCAGGGCATCCGTTACCGCCTTGCGCTGTGCTTCGTCAGTGATTGCCGCAATACTCGGGCGCAGAGCGGCAAGCAGGGATTTCGCATCAGCGGTTTCCTCGGTCTTTCCCTCGGTCTTGTCTTCGTCCATTTCCTCAGCTGGGACAACCTCAGCCTCTGCCTGTTCTCCGGGTTCGGCGGCGGGTTCTGCGTCCGTGGTTTCCTCAACGGTTTCCGCATCCTGCGCCGCTTCCGTAGTATCGGCATCCTTTGCCGACTTCTGCGGAGTAAGCAGGTCAATCAGCTTGTCCAGTTTCGCATCAAGGCTTGCAAGGTCAACCGACTTTGCATCCCCGCACGGCTTTGCATCCTCTTCCGGGACGGGTTCGCCCTCGGGTTCCTTCTCCGGGGCTGTATCCTCGTCAAAAACCGGGGCGGCATCTTCTGCCATCTGACGAATTTCTTCGTCAGTCCTGCCGTTTGCCGCCAGTCCGAAAAAGTGCAGGAAAGTGTTTTTCTTGCTCATTGGCTTCTTGTTCCTTTCTGACGGGTTGACCGTCCTGTTTTTTATTGAGTTATCCATGATTGCCGCCTTTTCCCCGGCACGCCCTTCCGGGACTAGCGCAACATGGTTTCCTCTGATTTTCCGCTGAGTCAGCTTTCCGTCCGGGCTTTCGTCATACTCCACTTCGTACCCGCAGGAAATCTGTCTCTTGCCGTTCCTGATTGCCATAATCGTAGCCGCATCATGTACATGAATGTCAGCCACGAGGAAATCAGAAAATTCGCCAGTGCCACGCCGCACGTTCTGCACATGACCCTTCTCATACGCCCCCACGTTGTCCGGGTTAAGCAGAACGGGCGGGTGGTCATCTGTAAAGGGTTTCCCCTCAAATGATGCGATAGCCGCAGGGGAAAAGACTTCCTCGGCGGGGCGGTCGACCGTCACGATTTCCGTGTCAGGCTTTCCCACCTCATAACCGAGATAGTCCTGAGTACCGATGCGGGCTATCGGCACATTTCTGCAAATCAAAAAACCCTCGCCAGTTTCCAACTGGTTCGGGCTTATGGTGTAACCGTAGTAAGTAATCATTTTCTGTTTGCCTTTCTAAACTCGCTCATCCACTTGTGATATTTTTCATCATCAAGTTTTTTGTGCTTAAGGAATGTCTGAAAGGTCTTCGGCATCCCCGGCACACCCGATTCAAGATACCTGCGGTACTGCTTCACGTTTGCCCGGTAAATTGCCCGGTTGCGTTCCTTCTGTTCGTAGGCTTCTTTTACCGCTTTGGTGCGGTAGTCCATGTCAAAAGGTCTGCGGGCGGGGTCGCTGTACAGCCGCTCTTTTTCCACTTCTTCCGGGCTGTAGTCTTCCTCATGGTACTCCACAAGCGTACATAGACAATTATGTGTCACTATGTTATTATAGACATAGAACGAATGTTCTGTCTCAAAATTATACACATACCCATTGTAGAAGGAGGCTC